ATCGTACTACCGATTGCATTACCAGTCCCAAGCCCCGATTGTATTATGAGATTTCCACCACTTATATTGACGGAGGTTCCACCGACTGAACCTTGCACAGATAATGTTTGAGTTGATGGAGTTCCTGAACTGCCGTCTCCTATCTGTAAATTATTTGATGCCGGACTGCTCAAGAAAACTCTGCCGTTCCAATTGATAGCAGAAGATCCGCCTAAATTGAAATTCGCATTGATGGTCAGATCACCAAATTGATCCAGAGCGAATAGGCTAACCGGACCGTTATACCAATCTACAAAATTTGTCCCCCCGCTACACACTGTGCAGGTAATTACTGCTTTCGAAAACACTCCATCTACAGGAGTTGTGTCGTTAACTGTGCCAACAAAATCTTCTCCGAATCCTGTTGCACCACTGGTGATGTTGCCAGATATGTTGGTCAGACTGTAATTGGTTGAAGACAGCGCTGTGAAAGTAGAAGCACAAGGATTAGTAACTGCCGATGGAGAAATCGGTGTTGCACCTGTGCATGTCGATGCACCCACAACCGTGCCAGGAGGTTGAGGCGCCAATGTCGCGTTGTAAGTCGACAAATATCTGAGCAGATCGTAATCCGTGACGGACTGCCCATTGACCGGATTGGGCGGTAGGCCGGCAAATGCTGGAAACCAAAAAAATAGGTCGAATACGCCTAAAATCCCAATGACACATGCCATTTTTTTCATATCAAGCCTTTTGCGTTTCCGCCCAAATCAAGCTCACCAAAATCACCGCACTAGTCAAAGTGGCGCTGGCACACACCGTGATGTATTCGCCGGGACTGACCTCAATGAGTCCCCCCAAATGCTCAAGGTTCGTCTGAGAATTGTTGACCAATGTTCCGGTGTTGACAGGCCCCAACGGAATGAAATTCGCCGGTGCGTTCGACACCGTGCCGACTGCGTAAGGCGTGCATAACGACGCCTGCGCATTCGTGTTGAATTTCAGGTTGCCCGAGGTGCCAATCGCAGTCGTCGATGTGGGCGCAGTCGTGACGCCGCCGCCCAAGCCGAGCACGCCCGCTACTGTCGAGGCCGTGATGACCGAATAGGTCATCGCAAGGATGTAAGCAGTGACTCCCGGGTTGTCGGACGTCGCGCTGCCGTTGTAAAGAAGCGGGCCTCCTAAGCCGGCAGTGCTGGTATAGATCGCCGGGGCGGTGATCGTTGCTTGCGCGCTGAACACATTCGCGCGACCGCCCACGAGAAAATCGGTCACGCCTTTGAGCATGGAAAACTCCTAGTAACTGGATGCGCGCAACGGCTCGATCTGCGTCGATTGAGATCCAGATGTGCGAAAACGAAAATCCACACGCGGCAGGTCTTGACGCTCGACGATCGGTTCCCCCGTCTCTGCGTACCGAACCGTCACCGGTACGAACGGGTCGTCCGACCAAAGCCCGGGCACGTCGATGTCAAACACATCTCCCGGTTTGCCGTCTTTCGGCCCGTAGCGGTATGCACCGCCGACGTGGCAATCCTCGAGCGCCTGCGCCTTACCGCGATACGGCACCAGTTTGGCGGACCCTTGCGGCTTGCCTTCGGCCTGCGGTCGTTTGAGCGCCTGCAATTCCGCCAGCGCCGCCTCGAGCTTTGGCTTGTTGGCGGTTTCCGCTTCGAGTTCGGCGATACGCTTGGCAAGCGCGTCGTTTTGCTCCTGCAATTGCCGGCGCGTAAGTTCTTCGGTCATCACGCACTCCTACTTGATCGAAAACCCGGAGGCGTAGCCCAATTTGACCGCATCCACATCTTTTCCAAGCCACGCCACATAGGCGCCCGCCGTGAAAGTGCCGACCGTCACCGCCTGCAATCCCAGGTATTGAAGGTAAGCCGCCGTGCGCGGTAGCGCCATGATTTGGCGATAGCCCTGTACGAGCGTGGCAGTCACGACGGCGGTGAAATCCAAAATAGTCGTCGGCGTGCCGAGCGCGCTGGACGCTGACGTGATGAGCTGCATATCGACGGATGTACCACCGACCGCGGCCGTCACCCAGTCGATGATGAGCCACAGCCGTTCGCCGCCGCCCAAATCCCGACCCGTGTTTAAGTTTCCGGAAAGCTGCGTGTCGTTGGCGGAAAGCTCCGTCAGATACGCGCCCAACGGACTCGTGTCGATGGTGTTCGGGGCAATGTAAGTGCCCCCGGTGCCGACGATCGAAGTTGACGCAGAAGTGGCGGTGTAGGTGAAATCGGCCTGAACATCTCTGATTGTCATAAGTAATTGATTCCTAAGAGATTGTACTTTCAGTATTTAAAATTTGATCCACCTTGCGAATTGGTATACCTAAGAACTTGTACTCGATCTGAGTAAGTCCTTCCTCCACGCTCAAGGCGTAGTTGCTCTTGGCGAGAGCCTGGATTTTCAGAATCGAAAAAATCGTGCGGTTCATGTAGAACGCACAACGCCCCGCAGTCAGACTCGGCAAGCGGTCGATGGCACGCGACATCAGCGAGATCAAATCCGCCGCGATGTTGTTCGACGTGATCGTGGTATCGATGTTGCAGATACGCACGATATAGCGCCAATCCGCTACTGCCAAACCGCATTTCCACTGCCAATGTTCTCGGTAGGCAAGCATTCGAGCACCGCCGATGCCGGCGACGTTTTCGACCACCTGCAACCCAAGATCCCGGTGCTGTAGACCGGCTTGACTGCCTTTCGGGAAAATGCCGAATACCGAATTCGGTCCCCAACACACGAGATAGATCGACGTGTTGACGGAAGCAGAACCGCCGCCTTTCAGGATGTTCTGGCCCGAATAGCCGGTCGATAAATTGTAGCGCGGCGCAAGGCCTCGGAACACGGCGGGCGCAAGCGTCGGATCGCCGTAAGCGAGAAGCTGCGCGAAGCCCTGATTCATGCCTTCGATGAAAGCGTCGGCCTCCGACATCCGGAACGCCGCTTCCTCGCCGTTCAATTCCACGATGTCTTTGTCGATCTCGAGGAACCCCTCGAGCATCGCCGTCGTTTCGTCGACCGCGGTCGTGGTGGATTTGCTGGGGGTGATGCCCTGGTTCAATGACCGGGCCATGACGGTGGGCAAACCCGTGCGCTGGATGATCCGGTGTCCCGTGGGCAAATTGCCCTCCATCCAGTGCATGTCGGAGATCACCTCGTTTTTCTGCGCAAGCAGCTCGACGATGATCGGGATTTTGCCTTCTGGGTCGACGCGAGTCGCCCAATCGGCGAGCGTGACGACATTGGTTCCAACGACGACTTGGGTCATTCAAGCACTCCTAATTCGTTTTCTTGCCGTACATGATTTCGGCGGCGGATTTCTTGCGCACGGGCGACGGCGGTGCGCCGATCTCGAAGGTGTCTTCCGACAACCTTTCACCGACGTTGCGCATCGCGTTCACGAACACGGGATCGTTTAGTTGACGTTTGGCAAAATCGCGGAACGCCGGGTCAAAGCTGGCGAAAAATCCCACAGCGGTTTCAGCCGCCGCGAGCTGCGGCGCAGTGAACCGTTCTTTGCAGGCCACTTCGTTGGCTTTGTCGGTTTCCTGAATTTGCTTCTGCCAGCGTGCGTTGGCGGCCCGCGCCTGCGCGACGTACTGGTCCAATACTTCTTGACTCGTGAGCAACACTTTGCCGTCCGCCTGCATTTTTCCTTTGAGGAAAGCCGTGAATTCGGCTTGAGCTTCCGGGGAAATTTTCAGGTCGTCGGGAACGGTGAACGTGGGCTCGGTCGGCGTCGCTTCCTGCGTCGCTGCCGGTTCCGTCGTCGTTGCCGCCACCGGGGCGGTTTCGGCGGGGATCGTCGGGGTCGTCGTTGAAGGGGTCGTCTCGCCTGAAGACACCACAGGAGCCGCCTCGGCGGCCGGTGGAGTGCTTGAAGTTCCGTCTGTGGTGTCCATCAGGGTTCCGTTTCGTAACTCCCCGATGATGAGGAAAGGTATTTTTTACAAAACGGACATTAAGGGACAGTTTCTTTCGTTAATATGTCGGTCCATGCAAGAGTTGCTCAACCAGAAAACTCTGGCGCAGTACCTCGGTGTGACGGCGCGCACGATTCGTCGGTGGAACGAGGAAGGCATTGGTCCGTCAAGAGTGCGGCTTGACGAGCGGCACAAACGGTTCTATTACCGACTAGAGATCGTCAAAAATTGGCTAGAAAGCCTTACCGACGAGGGTTTGCGGTCTTTGGCTTTGGGCGTCGAGACTCGAGTTCCCTGTCAACCTTCACCCACAACTCAAAATCCGCATCTCGAATCATTCTTTTGATTTCCATGGCGACTTGGCGACGCCCCGCGATATTGCACATGGTCGAGTTGTTGGGATTGAACGGCGTCGCGTCGATGTAACACAGTTCATCCAAGATTCGCGCGACGAACCGCACTCCGCCTTGCGTTGAAAGCACTTCGCGCAAATCCGATTCTTGTTTGAGTTCCCGGGCCTTGTCGTCGATCTGTTTTTTGCGCAGGTCTTTGGGATCGTTCGTTTTGACAGGCGCGTCGAGAAAATCCGGCACCGTGTCTTTGTCGTTCGGGTCTCGGATCAAATCCTCGGCGGATCGGTCTTTCACTTACCGGCCACCCGGCCGGCTCCGACTGCCTGGGCCAGTTGATCCAACGCCGAACCGCCATCCGGCCCCACGGGGGTCTGCGACAAGGTCTGCATGGTTTGCGCATGCGCGTTGACGTTCTGCGCTTGCTGCGCCATTGCCGCCTGTTTAGCTTGCGCGTCCTGTTGGGCGTGTCGCACGTCTCGGATTTTTTGCACGTCCGCGTCTGACCGAATGATCGAAGGGGGAACTCCGACCGCTTTTCCGTATTCTTCGATCGCCGCGTCTGCATCGAATTTGTCGCCCGCGGGGCTTTGCTGCATGGCTTCGGCCATTTGCAGCACTTTGCCGACGTAGCCCGTGAATTGGTCAATCGAACTCGCCGTCACCGCATTGATCGCTTGGGCCAGGATCGACACGTATTTCACGCGCAACGTTGCTTTGCGAATAGCTGGCGGGATCGGCGGATACTTTCCGTGCCGCATCCCTTCGGCAAACAACCACTCGTGCAGCGGATTGAAATGGTCGTAATTCATCTGCTCAAGCACCGGCCCGAGCATTAGCAGTTTTTCCTGCTGCTTGGCATTGACTTCCGCGGCGGTGATCGGTTGCCCGGTCTTTTCCGCATCGATGAACATCGCAAAGATATTGGCATACATCACCGCGTTGATGCGTTCCTGCGTTTCCTTGATGTCTTCCAATATCCCCTGCAAATCTGGCTTGATTTCGTAGGCGGGCTTAAAACCCACCGTGCCGGAATCAGGAGCGATGAACGTCGTATCGCCGGACAACAGTGACGTGCGCTGATTTCGCAGTGCTGCGTCAGCCACCATCGGCGGATCAACCAATTTGTCGATTGCTTGGGCTTTTCGCTTTTGCTGAAGTTGCAATGCTCGAGCGTCTCCGAGGGCATCCATCGCGGGGCCACGACCCCAGGCGTCTTCTGAATTCGTGTACCAGCGTGTCACCCACACCGGAAAATCGCGAAAACCGCTGACCCGTAATAGTTTCTTGGCATCTTCGTTTGCGCTGTCTTTCAGAATCTTGTCGGGCTGACCGCCGCGTTCGTAATAGACGCTGCGAAACCGCATACCGCGCCAGCTGAGCGCGCCCACCTTGCGGTCCAAGTTTTCTTCCACCGCATGTACCAGCGGAATCCAAGTGTCTAACAATTCGTCTTCGTATAGCCCGCGCGTGCGATCCGAGATGTTGATCCAGAATTCCTCATCCTGCGTGTCGTATTTGCCGTTCTGCCAGTTACCGAACTTGTCGACCACCTGAAACACGGTCCATTGAAAATCGCGGTACCAGACGTTCACGCGCCGCTGTTTGTCGTTGCCGATGTAGTAGCTGCCAATGGTGTAGGGCTGAAAGGACGGCAGGTCTGGTTCGGTGGGATCTCGCATCAATGGCCATTCTCGACCGAGCGCCATGACCCCGAACACGCCGATTTCGCCCAAACATTCGTACAATGAGTTGTAGTAATTCGATTGAGCGAGAATGTCGCGGTTTTTCTTGGTAACGGCAGATAGCCATTCCTTGACGCCCTCGGCTTCCATCAACGTTTCGTCGTCGAATTCGTAAACGAACCAAGGCCGGGACGGAGACGCGGTTCCCGCGAGCATCCCGGCCGCTAGGGTATTGTTTGCCTGAAGGGGGGTTGAATCGACGATGTTCCAATTGCGCCGCCATCCTTTGTTGGTGTCCGACGCATCATTGACCAGCCAACGACCTCGATAGGGTCGAAACAGCGTTCCCAAATCGGTCCAATTCGCCCACCAACTCATGCGGTCGATGTTCAAACGCATTTTGCGATTTTCGAGCCTTACTTTTAAGGCTTGCTGAATACCGCCTTTTTCATACGGCTTCCCTTTTTTCTTTGATTCCCGCAACGATTGACCGCCAACCAATCCTTCGTCGGGATAATTCAAGCCCATGTCGGTCATGAACGCCTCACAACACGAAACGCCGCGCAGGATCCTGCGGCGGTAAATACGGGGCGCCGTTCGAGGCGAGCCAACTGTAAAGCGGCGTGCCGCTCGGGACCTTCGTCATCCATCCAAATGCCGTGGTGTTGCCGTTGATTTCGTAATTGACAGTCGAATCGGAAAAGTCCGCTGCGTTGAAAAGATCGAACACATCGCCAGGCGTGCGAAACTGATTGCCATAAAATCCTGCGGTCACGGCCTGAACGCGAAAACCCGGGCCCGGTGGAACGATCGGACCCTGATAACCGTCCGCCGTATCGACGCCGGAGTCGGCAGTAAACCGAATCGAATCTGCTGTCCATTGCGTCGTAGGCCCTACCGCCGGCGCATAACCGTCCGCGGTATAGACTCCGGAGTCTGCCGTGAACGTCGAGGAATCGGCTGACCATTGACTCATAGACCATCTACAGTCCCGATGCCAGCTTTGAGTTTGCCTTGATACCGTAGTACGGATTCAACACGATGTCTTGACCGAAAATGGTCAAGCTGCTTTGCGCATTGTACGTATCGTTCGAGTACATCCAAGCAAAGCCGCCGTTGTCATTGCTCGAACCGCCGTCGTCAAATCCCCATGGGATATGCCCAAGTCCATAGCTGTGCGCAACCGTCATGACCTGGCCGGGAGACTCCCAGACTGGCGGATTGTCGCTTCCGTATCCATTACCAAACTCCCCGACGATAAACGCAGCTCCGGTGCTATTGCGCAAACTGTTCATCGCGCCGAAGGCGGTGTTGAGCATCGCAAGAGTCACATATACGTCTTCGTTGATCTCGTAGCAGTGCATCGAGAAAATCAGATTTTTCTGGGTATCGGCCGCAAATATCTGCGCCGCATAGTTGGTGAACGAGGTGTAGTCTTGCCCGTCGTAGCCGCCCGCGTCGATGACGAATGGACAAGTCCAGCCGGCCGTACGTAGCGACTCCACTCCTGCAATCACCGCGTTTGCCCACGCCTGCGTGTTCGATCCCCATTCGTTCGCAAGATTGATCATGATCTGATTCATGATCGAGCTGAACGCTCCGACGTTGTTTGCCCACCACGTGATGCCACTTTGAAAGTCCGTCACGCTGCTGTTGTTGGTCGTCTGGTTTCCAGTGGGGAAATCGAACATCGTGAAGATAGGCACTTCGCCGTAGGCAATATGCTCTGACTGGATACCCGCTGCATACGTCGAGGCCGAGATGCTGCCAGTCGTTACGTAGCTCGCCACTCGAGCGGTGTTGGCGGTGGTCTTCTGGAAAGCCGGCTGTGGGTTCGAGTCGTAATGAACTCGATTGCCACCTTTGATCCGAAACAGTTTTCCGGTCGGATCGTACACCTCTCCATATCGCACGAAGAATCCCGACCCAGTATTGCCGCTCGGGCGCGTCGCAGTCATCGCAGTGACGCAAGAGATGTAGAACTGCTGCGTGAGGGATTTTCCGGTCGTCGTGTCGGTGACTGTAATCATCAAGCCACTTGTCTCGATAGTGCCCGGCGTGCCCGTGACGGTGCCGTTGGAAGCGACATTCCAAGTATTGGCTCCAGTCGACGATGCCTTGGAGAAAGTATAGTTTCCGCTGCCGCCGCTGGCGGTCATCACGTAACTGAAAGCGTTTCCGATCCCGGTCGGCCCAAGCTCGATGGGATTGTTGAACTGCACGCCCGTCACTGGGATGCTGAAATGATTGCTCGTGGTATTTCCCGCCGAGTCGGTGCACTGAATAACGACCACCGCGGTCTCGTTGCAGACCGGCACTCCGATGCTATACAGCACTCCGGTATTCGGAACGGTCCTGCCAGTCGTTTGACTCATCGGCGTGAAAGACCATTCGTTCACCGTCGACCACGCTTGCGTCGCAGGATTCGAGGTCACGCGCGAGAACGTGTAAGGCGGCGTGCCACCTGATGCCGCGAACTGAAATGCGTAAGCCTGCCCAACAGTCGCCGCCGTGGGAGTTGAGGTAATCGAAAATCCTGAAGTCGTCGCGGCGGACACTGCAATCGATAGCGTGGCTTGAGCTGTGGCTCCGGTCGCATCCTGAACCTGCACAACCAGCGTATCGGTCTCCGCCACCGTCAGCGTGCCCGTCAACACGCCGGAGGTCGTCAGCGTGTATTTGTTCGTGTTGGCTTGCGAAATGATGGACCACGTGAACGGCCCAGTTCCTCCCGATTCTGTCAGCGTCTGGGTATACGCAGTTCCTACCGTACCGCCCGGCAAGGTCGTGTTGATTGAGATTGCCACGGCTGCTTTGACCACCAGCGACAACGTGGCGCTCTTGCTTGCCCCCGAGGAATCGGCGAGCGTAAACGTGAGTGCATCGGTTTCCGCGACCGTGGGAGTGCCGGTGAGTTTTCCGCTCGAAGACACGGACCAGTTGTTTGCCGACGTGCTCACCGGCGAGAGCGCCGCGCCGTTCAACGTCACATTGCCGCTGCCCCCGGCCTGCACCCATGACACGGTAAGAGTTTGACCGGCGGATGCTGCTTGATAGACGATGGTGAAATTCTCGTCATACTGCGTCGCGACGTTGCTGGTCGTGATCGTGTAGGGACCCGCCGATCCGTCTGAAAGCGTCGCGGTCAAGGTACCTGCGCTATTCCAGCCACCGACGAACAGCGAAAGTTTCTGCGCGGTCGTTCCGGCCGGAACGGTGAACGAGAAGCCATTCCCTACGACGCCATTGGCGCTGTAGACGCCCGACGTATCGCTTGTCTCGGATGCGGTCGGCGTGCCGTCCGTCCAGGTCAGCGGTCGCAGATCATTGGTGTAGGTGTTAATCGTACCTGTGCCGACCACGGTGTAATTGCTGAAAGCGGCCGTCACCCCGGTCTTGCGATTGACCGCCGTGGCCGTCGTGTCTCCCCAGTGAATCCAGTCGGTCGATCCCAACGCCGTCAGGTTTGCGGAAGTCTGCGATGTGGTCGAGGTCCCCACGACTTCGGGACTTCCCCCGCCGGCCGCGCTCAAGGTCCAGACATTCCCGCCCGTACCACCGCTCGAGGCGAGCTGCGCGCTGTAGGCCTGTCCGACCGTTGCAGAAAGCAGACTGGCAGTGGTGATCGCAAGCGTCGTTCCGACCGCGATCGTGAACGTGTGGCTGTAGGTGTTCGAGGCGGAATCTGTGACTTCCACGGTGACGGTATCCGTGTCGAAGTGCGTAGGATTGCCGACGATGTTCGATCCCGAGATCGTGTAAGTATTCGACCCAGTAGAACCCGTGATGCTGAACGTGTACCCAGGTGTGCCGCCCGTTGCCACCAGCGGCGAGCTGTACGCCGATCCCGCCGTCGCGGCATTCAACTGCGTCGTTGCAATCGTGAGCGTTGCGGCGACCACGATACTGAGCGTGACCGGGGTGCTCTGGTTTCCTTCAGAATCCGTCGCAACCACGGTGATCGAATCTGTGTCTGCGTTCGTCGGGCTGCCGGTGACTGCGCCGTTCGAGGCCACCGTGTAAGTGTTCGACCCGGTGTGAGCCGTCTGCGCAAACGTGATCGTCCCGACGCCGCCGGTAGCCGCGAGTTGCGCGCTGTAGCCCGCGCCGCCCAAGGTGTAATTCGGCAGACTTGTTGTGGTGATTGACACGCTCGGTGCAGATTGAACGGTAATCGGGAAAGTGAATTCCTTGGACGCGCCCAATGGGTCGCTCACGAGCACTTTTGCATTGTTCGTACCAGCCGTCGTCAGCAATGTGCTCATTAAGACTCCAGAGGATGAAAGAGTGTAGGTGTTAAGGCCGACGACGGATTCGAGCGACCAGGTATAAGGAGGCGTGCCGCCGCTCGCCGAAAGAGTCGTTGTGTAGGAACTGCCGACCATGCCGGCGGGTAGCGTCTGCGTGGTAATGACGAGCGGCTGCGGAGCTATGGATATCGCGCCACCGCCACCGAGAGAACCTATAAAAAGCCCCGCTGCGGTTGCAAGTTGGCTCATTGAATTGTGTTTCCTGCTTCAGACTTCTGCCATACATTGATGGATTTAATCTGCATTGGGTAAGTCGAACGAGTTCCTGCAATCAGCGCAAATTGTGAGACGTCCGTGAGACTTCCAGCCGTCGTTCCAGCGACCGGCGGCGGCGCATTACTTGCGCTGTACTGGTTCCACTGAATAATTGGCGAACCAGCCGCATAGATTTGTTTTTTACCGTTGAAAAAAGGCATTACAAAGCCCGGCGAACTCGCAGAGACCGGCACCCATAAAGCGCCATACGTGTTGTAGCTTGCGGAGCTTGCTCCAGCAAAATTCACCAACCCATTCGACGGTTGAGATACGCTTTGACCTGTAGAACCGTACCAATCAATGACATCTACACCGGCCCAGTAACCAGGAAGGGCAGGCAACGGGGCTTGAACGAAATCCACTTCAATTCTGTGAATATATCCACTCGCTTGTCCGGGCCATGTCAACGTGTTTTGCATCAGAAAGTCGATGCTTAGCATCCAAAATGCAGGAAACGGTAATCCGCTCGGCCCAGTGGTTGCTGGCCAATTAGCAACCATCTCGACGTACATTCCGCCGCCGAACACTTTTCCGTGCCAAGTAGACCCAGCTTGGTAAGCACTGCAAATGTTTGCTCCGTAGCCTGAACCATCAGAAATCCCGTTAGGGCTTAGTATTATTGACCCATCAGACTGTTGTGCAGCCTGTCCTGTGACCGGCGTTTTGTTCAAAAAATTGAATAGATAGTAATTGCTATTGAGTGTGACGTTGGACCCGTAGGACAGATAGTTGTATCCGTATTCCGCGGCTTGAGGGGGTGGAATCAGTGTCGCGGCGGGAGGTGTCTGCAATCCTGCCAGTGCAGTTTGGTGAGTCATACGATCAACGTATTCGCGCCGGATGCGCCTGTGGCCAATGCGTACCAGGTATTCGTAGACCCTGTATTGACCTTTACCGCGAGTCCTGCTTTTCCTGTTCCCGAGGTCGTCGAATTTGCAAATTGGCCTGCGACACCTTGGTTTATATAAGCCGAGGTCACATCGAATGTAATGTCGTAACCAAAAAGTGAAAACTGCGGAGTACCTGCGGTTACGCCGATCCAAGATCCCGTCGTTAAGTCGTTCGTTCCGTCGCTTGAAAGCTTTACGGTATTGGATACCGCGGTCGCTACAACCGCAGTGGCAACGGTCAAAGTACATCCATCAAACCTTGCGTGATAGTTTTGTACGCCAGCGCCATTGCGGATTACGTAGGAACATCCGTTGAAATTGACCCCACGTGAAATGATGTTTGGAGTTCCGGAAGCGAGCGCTACCGGAAAATAGACCATCTCTGAAATCGACGCGTCGTAAAATCCGCCGTCTATCAGAATATCTTGTACCGTGTTACTGGCACTTCCAAAATAAAGCCAATGGATGGCGCCAGTTGCACCAAGCGCTTGGCAATCCCGAAAACGGTAATTTTTGACCTGCGCATTATTGACATAGATCAGAATTGTCGTGCCTGAAGTCGACGGCCAGCCTGAAACCTTCACCCGATTCAGAATCAGTTGATTGCCGATGGCAGCAGTATCCAGCGAGATCATGTTGTTGCCGGCTGCGCTCGCGGTCGAACCTGGCACCAAAGTTGAATCTTCAATCGTAATGGCGTCGAACGTACAAGCTCCAATATGTATCATTGGACTCGACGCTGTTTGCGACGGAATCTGCATATTTCTAAAATATAGGCGGCCCACATTTCCGACGCTAAACCCAGTTCCTCGAGCCAGATTTACGACTGCCGCGGCCACGTCTTGGCAATTGACTTGGTCAAAATGAATGGCTTCTAAAATCTCGTTGTCCGAGCATGTGATTTGAATACCATATGTGGCCAAGGCAATTCCGCTGACGTTGTTGACAGTCACGTCAAATACGTCTCCAGGAGCCGTAAATTGATGGGCGTCAGAAACGTTCGTTTGAATTGCCACCAGCGGTCCACTCGTCAATCCGGATATTCCATCTATCTTGATCGAGTTGGCCGGTCCATAAACTACGATTCCTTGCGTGTTGCTTTGAGGTTGGTACACCTTGACGTTGCTGCATCGGACGTTCAATGCAGCGTTGATTTGCACCCCGTTCTTAAGTGAGTTAATCGACAAGACGCTATCGACGGTCGAGTCCGCAATACCAGCGAGGACGATTCCGCTTTGCTGATAACCTGTGGTTGATTGGTTCGCCCCGCTGTAATCCCAAGTGCCGCCGATGAGATTGAAATTTTGCACCGCTTGAACAGCTTTCGACCCTGTGCCTGGTGCGGTGGCTGAATACCTTAATGTGTAGACAGTCAGCGTATTCGCATCTATCACGGCGGCTACGCGGAAAAGACCGTTGTAAACACCGACCGAATTTCCAGCAAGCCAAATTACATTGTTGACAGTTTGACCGTGGCTCGCCCAAGTAACTGTCACTCCTGATTCAGTCGCTTGAGCTAAAGTCACCGACGTTCCGCCGGTCAACGTGGAACCACCATTCAAAAACGTCACTGCCGACTGAGTGATTAACGCAGGTCCAGTGCTCGAAGGCGCCAACACCAATTTGGTATAGGGTCCTAAAATCAATGTCGAATTGCTCTGGGCAATAATTCCTGAGTGGTAGTAGGTTCCCGCACCACTGATGTTGACGACTCCGCCTGCAACAAGTGCATTGTTGATCAGTGTCGAATTCGCAGAGGCCGCCGAAATGCTGTTTGCTACGAGTCCCAAAACCGGATTTATGTAACTCGCGAAATAACTCGATGGGACCTGGACCGTTTGTCCGCCCTGATAAATCGCGACGTCTTCCGTACCGGTTAAAGCAGTGCCCGCTGGCAGATTGTTGATCGTGGTGAATGCGCCGCCGCTCAACTTGTCCCAGGTCGTGCCGTCGAAAAAGGCGAAATCGCCGACGTTCCAAACGTTGTTGCCATCGAGCGTGGTAGAGCCAGCGACGGAAACCTTGTACACATAGTTGACGACGCCTTGACCGCTCGCCAAGGTCGGCGTGTTCGTCGACGCATTCCAGACGCCTTGATAGGCAAATCCTCCCGATGTGACCGCGATGAAATTCGCGATCGCTTGCATGTTGGCGTTGGTATCGGCCGCCCACTGTTTGAGGAACCGGCTGAAGTTAAATCCAGGCGTCCCGGTATCGTCTCCCGGAGTCGTGCCTGCGTTGATCTGGTCCGAGGTGGACGGCGGCACGCAAGACGCGAGCAACGTTGTGGTCCCTCGCGTGGGGTTGTCCAGCAGCACCGGAGTGAAGGTATTTGCCATTTATTGACCCAACAGTTGTTTGCCACCCGAGGTGGCGGAGTTGAATGAGGTTTGTCCTGCGGTGCCTAAACCGGCGGGCGTCACCGTTCCTTCGAGACCGCCGGCGGCGGCTGCGCGTTGTCGCAACGAGGCGGCGGCGGCCTGCCCCGCCGGATCGATCATCGCAGCACCGGGAGGGGGCGGGACCGAAATGCCCCGCTTGGGTGAGAGCAACGAGGATGCCAATGATCCGGCGAGCGCGCTGCCGGCACCGACCCCTAACGCGGTACCAATCCCGCTCGTGGCTCCTGCTGCTGCTCCCGTCGCTCCTGCGCCGGCAACCGATGCGGCTGTCGCCCCTGCTGCCGGTGCCGCGACCGAATCGGCAAAGACTGCGGCCAACGCTTCATCGATTCCCATGACGCCTCCAATACACCCGATAGATTTCCTGGTAGCCCAAACGCCGAAAAAGCGGCCCTAAGTCAAGACGGCCGTCCAGGATCTTGTCGTGCTGATAGCTCACTTCGACCCCTTCGCGCTCGAGCTCTGTCACCACCCATTTCAAAAATCGATAGCCGGTCAGCCCTTGACGATAGTCCGGATGGATGAACACGGTGTCCATCCGTGCCTGAAAACTCGTCTTGTAGTGCCAAGACTGACCGACCGTAAAAATCTCATACCCGACCAACCGCTCGGCGACCCGAACCGTGTAGATGCGCAAGATCCCTAGCTTTTCGGCCTGCCGGTATTTCGCTTCGTCCATGCCGGGCGGGATTTCCGGGTGATGCGCGACTTCTGCGTAGTGCAGTTCGATCAATGCCTGGATTTCATCTACCACCGAGTCGCAGGTTTCGCGGGCAAACACCGCAACGGGTTTCAACGACGCGTTCATTTGGGATACAGCTTTTCAGCTCCCCGGGAATGCAGCGATTTGAGCGTCTTGGCAAGCCTCGCCCGGCGCCCAAGAGTGCCGGATTTCTTGGCCGTGGCATTGAGTTTACCCGCAGGGATCTTTTTGCCTTCGGGTACCCCCAACTCTTTGTGGAGTGCACCCTTGTGCTTGATCGCATGCTCGATCCAGTCGGCCATCACAATACTCGTTTCGGTATAGAGCGAATCGAGTCGCTGGTTTTCTCGCGAATCTCGGTCGGCAACCGATGGCCGGCTTCCGTGTGCCCTGCCACGGTCGTTCCGCTCATCGGCGCCGTACCCGGTTGTGTGAGATGCGGCGGTTTCAAACCGTGACCGTGCGAACGGTCGAATTTGCTTTGAACCTTGGGATTGTTGCGCGTCTCGCCTTGGATGTCGCCGCCGCGCATGTTGCTCTTAAGCATTGTGTTCTCCTGTTTCCTTGGCATATCGTTCAAACGGATCGTAATCAGTGCCGCGCACGTGCAATGAATGGCTGACCAAGCCGGCGTATTCGCGTGCACCCGAGAATCCCGGCAACGCACTGGCTCGAGGCGCGACCGGATACGCAAAGGTACACGCCAAAGCATCCTCAAGATCCGGCGACCGACCGAGACGCGCCTTGATCTGCTCTTTCTTTTCCATCAGCACCGCGCCGTTCTTGTCGTAGCTGAACGTCATCGTCGTCAGTCCTGAAACCATTTCAGGGACTGGCGGCAACGCCCCACCGTCGCGCACCCAATCGGCCAGCTCCCAGTACATCTCGGCACGTTTGTTCGCATAACGGCCTTCTTTGCCCGGTTTACCGCCGAATTGCACACCGAGCGCCGAATATCCGGAGCTGGTAAGAAATTCATGCCAAGCGCCACCCCAGCCGCCCGAACAGTCGATCTGAATCGAATCGGCCTGCCATTCGTTGGCAATGCGCGCCGTGTGCGGGCCGCCCTGCAACGGAGATAATCCGCGCATCCGCAACGGCGTGAACGCGATTTTGCCCTGGCGTTTGAAAATCACCGATTCGTCATCGCCGTACTGCGCAACATCAACTCCCAAAATCTTGGGAAAACCGGCAAACGTATCTTCGTGATAATGCCGTCTCTGAGCGGTAATAACTTCGTCAGCTGACAACAGCGTGTTCAGGCCTTGCTGGGGGAACTTCGCCAGAAAATTGACCATGATCCACGGATTGTCTCGGCCGTATTCTTGGATCTGTTCCCGGGCAAATTCGACGGGAATGCGTGGCGTGCGTTTGGGATCGTCCGGATCCGCCGTGATCTCGGTGACGTGCCACTGCTCTCGATGCTTGACTGCGGCGTCATACAACGCCCCTTCGTGACTCGTCGTATTGCCGGCAATGACCACATGGGCATGACAGCCTTGCTTGCCAGACGCATTCGCAATGATGACTTGGGCTGTCGCGAGCACGGCTGGCGGGATCGAGCCCGCTTCGTCGATCAGCACCATGACGTTGTCGGCCCAAAGCCCCGCAAGGGTGTCGGCGAGTGCTTGCGGGTCGGCGGTCTGCGGCCAACTGCGGGCGGACATCCACCAGGTGTCCGGCTGTTCTTTCAAGAAAATGCGTTCGGCAGTGACCTCGAACAGGTGCGCGAGCAATTTCGACCGGCTGCGCCATTTCGACATCTCTGTCCACAGGTTGTCTTTCAAGTTTTTGGCGGTGATCGACATCGCCGCAATCTTAGGATTCGGGTAACACAACAAAAAATTCCAGCCCACCCACGCAAGTACCGCCGTCTTGCCCGGTCCTTTGCAACACATCATCGCTTGGCGCGGATGGATCGGAAATGCGTCCAAGACGTCGGCCTGCCACGCATCGGGCTCGACTCCGAACAGCTCACCCACCATCGTCGACGGGCGTTCGCGCCAGCGCCTAACCCGTTCTATGTCTTCAGGATTCACTGGCGCCGGCGATGAGGTCTGCCCACGACAGCCGCACGTCCAACTGTTTGATTGATTCGGCTTTTGCAAGAGTGCGCTCAACGAGAAAGCGCGCATTCGCGGCAGCAACTGGGTCAAGTTCGATTTTGCCTAACGCATTGTCCTGTAACCGATTGACAAGCTGACTGGTTTTGATCCGAGCCAGAACGAGTTCGCTGTGACGCCGATTGAGTCTTGCAGCCATCTAAGCGTGTCCGGCCAGATGGGCGGATGACAGGATCCGCGGTGCTTCACGTGCCGTGTTCTCGAAAATGTCCGCTTTTTCGTTCAGCTTGGCGACCAATAGCTGGTCAAACCGTTCTTGCGCGGTGTTGGCATAATCCAGTTCAGGGATGGGATCGACCAAGAATGCCAACAGGGCATCGACCTTGCACGAGAGCAACGTCGTATTGACGAAAGCGGAGATGCTCGCACCTTGTGGGGTCATCGGCTGTTTCAGCGCGGCTTCGACGACCCGCTTTTGCGCAAGCTGCACGGCAGATAAGTTGTCCATCAGCTTACGATATGGCGATCCGATCAGCCGAAAGCGGACATCACAGCCAGAACCAAACCGCGATTGCGAATAGGATGCCGCCCATGGCCGCGATCAGCGCGGCTCCGAGCATGACCTCCGGCCGGTATTCCGGTTCCGTGGGGCGTCGCTGTCGGTGCAATCTCATGGCCGCTGCCGGAATCGGCGCACGACGGCGCGAAAATGAGCAATCGCATCGTCCCGGTCGCGCACGATTGTGACGGGTCCGAAATCCTGCTGGAAACGCTCCTGGGAGGCCGATAGGGCACCCTCCTCGGTCTTGACCTCCACCAACTGCAAAATCGGCCCCTGGGCTGTCGGAATCGACACCACGAGGTCCGGAAAGCCGCCGCCCAGGGTCGATGTGTCATGGACCTTGCAATAGAGCTCGCGGTACACCTGTGCGATCTCGGCGTGATTCGCATCCCGTTCGCCAAGCGCGGCTCGAGCCCGGGCGCTCATGGATTCGGTCTCAGTGCGCGCAGGATCTTGCGCACCTGTTCGCGGCTCACCCCAAATCGAAGCGCCAAGACCTCCGCGGGCAGTCCCTGGGAGCGCAATTCACAGATGCGCCGGTTGCGCTCGTGCAGGGCAGGCAGATCGCGTTTTGCCTTACCCGTCATGATTTTGATCCAGAATCGGAATTATCCCCCCGCTGGCGGGCCTGGTGTTTCTCGGCCATGTCTTGGGCCAATTTCAGCGATGCGATTTCCCGGCCAATGACACCGGATTGTTTGCCGTAAACCCATAGGTCCCATCCGCGCACGGTGTGAAAGATCCGGTAGGGATTGCTGACCCATTAGTTTTCGAGCTGGACCCATTTCATGCGTTTCTCATGCGCGGCGATGTTTCGGCGAGACGAATTCGAGTCTCGAAAGCCGCGCGAGATTCCAGCGGGTGACGAATGAGGCCCACGCGGCGGCCCGCTGTTTCAGCCGCGCCGTCCGCTTGGGCGTTCTGGCGCTCGCGTTCACGGATCTTGGGGTCCTGCGGGAGTGCGTAGTCCCAGGCTTCGTCATAGCCGCCCTGGTCGAACCAGGTTTTGGGCTTTTGCACGAGCTCTGAGCCCGCTTTGCCGGATGCCTCGCAGTATTCACGGTAGGCATCGATCGCTTGGGTGATCTGATCCCACGAGTGGGTCAGGAGCGCCCGGCGCACGGAGAGCATCAATCGCATGTCCAGCCATCCAAACCCTCCGCTTCGGCGCGGATACCGAGCCTTGATCTGCTCGAGCCAATCCCCCGGCATCGCGTGCATGTTCTTCCCTGCTCGGTTGGTAAGTCCGAATCCATGTTGTAGCGCAGAATTTGATGGACTACAACAGATCGGGGGCAATTCTGACACGGCAATGTGGGGTAGCGCACAAAAGGTGCGGCGCGGGATTCGGTATGGTCGGGAGCGGGGAGCTATTGACGGGCGATTCCGCGAGGCGTAGAAATGACAACGCCCCAGTAAAGGGGCGTGTCATGCGCTTACCAGGCGCGTGATCGGTGAGAGCGGCACCGGATCAAGAGCGATCATCTACGCACTCGATCCCGCCGTCAACCCCGATCACCTCCCTGATGAGCCAGGCACTCAGTGCCTCGCTACGCACACGAATATCTGGCGCGTGTCAGGCCGATGCAATCTCGGTAAGACCGGATCGAGCTTATCTTGCCCCAGGGTGACTCCGAGGGCGTGCAGGAGGGTTCGGGAAGGTCTTGGGTCAAATCAGGGGGGCACGGAAAAAGACCCCCGAGCTGCTTGGAAACCTCAATGGCTCCATACAGCCTGATCAAACTGACACCCCCAGCAATGGGGGTTAGGGGGGCTCTTGTTTCCTAATTCACCACCAGCCTCATAGTCGGAGCAAAACATGACGAATTGCAGACGATGCGGACTACCCATCAAGTTCCGCAAGCTTTCAGGCCGCAGATGGCAGCCAATCAACTTGGATGGGTCGGCTCACCGGGACGTGAACGGGAAAGGGGATCAGCTTGGGTTCGATGAAATGGCGGATCGTCCGACATTGAGGGCGGGTCCGGTGGTCAAAGCGATCAGCGACGCATTGCCGGTGTCCTGCGATCAATGCATTCCGTGGCTGCAACCCTGCTTTTGCGATATCCAGAACACGGATCTTGACGATGAATTCAGAGCCATTATGCGGTAGATATTGTCAAATTTGACAGGTTAACCTACACTTTGCTCACGACAGGGCGAGGCACACCCCTCCAGCGTCACTGCCTACCCAAGTTCAGCGCCCGGCCGGCGAGGCCACCGAGACCGGGCCGCTACTTCGCCGAAACCGTTTTCTCGTCAATTCCTCGATCTGATACTGCCGGACGAGCGGAATCCCCTTGTGCGCCCATCGCGTGATGTTCTGCCGGCTACAGCCCAAAGCTTTTGCCATTTTGTTCCGGCTGCCGAAGTAAGCCAACACGTCCTCGAATTTCATGACCCCGATCATATAGCCAGCAACACGTGTTGACAAGGGCAATTGATGTTGCTATCGTTCCCCCATCGACCACAGGAGGACGACATGGCAACCGCAGTGCTCAAAATCGACGCGATGGGATACTGGACGCTCTATTCCGGGCATCAGCCCGTGATTTCGTTCCCGAACTACGACGAAGCAATGGAATTTCTCTCTGACGAGGGTCCCTGGGACGGCGGCCTCGTGCGCATCGAACGCGAACCGTTCGAGCTCTCCGACGCCGAGATCCGCTACAACGAAGCGGAGAATCGCGCCGACGAGCTGCGCAGCGTGCTTTTGGACATCGCACGCGCGGGAGTCCCGTCATGATCTGGGGCTGGCAGATTTGCCTCTGCTTGCTGTGCGTCGCCGTGGCGACCGTCTGTGCACTGATTGTCGGGATTTCGTGCTGGCACGACGAAACGTTTCGTCGCATCCCGCGCGACAAACTGAATCAGCATCGTGTTACCCCGCAAATCCCTCTCATCCCCAAGGATTACAAATGAAAGTCACGCTCGCCATCTACGCCGCTCCCGGCGAACCCCTCGACGAATACGTATCGGTGTATCGGCGCGAATCCGAACCCTATCTCGGACACAAGGTGCGCCGGTCGGAATACGTCGAGGTCGATTTCCCGCTGCGCAAACGCGAGGACACGATCGACCAGGAGCTGGAAACGCTCGAGCTGATGGAATCGCAAATCCGCGCGGAGGCGCAGAAAAAGATCGTGGCCATCGCCGAACAACGCAAGAAGCTGCTGGCGTTGAGCTATGACGAGATGCCGGCATGAACGCCGCCACACAACCCTGGCCGGTCAATGCCGAAGATCTCTCGCTACCGGCAACCTCACCGCCGCTACCCTCACCGCCGCTACCCTCACCGCGCGTGTATGCGGCCATCGCCAAGGTCATGGCCGACATCGGCAAAGCCGGCATCCGCAAGGCGCGCGTGAACGAGCAACAGCGCTACCAGTTCCGCGGCATCGACGACGTTTACAATGCGCTCTCCGCTTTCTTATCGACTGCGGGCCTGTGCATCCTGCCGCGCGTCACCAAACGAGAAGTCACCGAGCGGGCCACCAAAAACGGCGGCGTGCTGTTCTACGTTGTGCTCGATGTCGAATTCGATCTCGTATGCGCCGAGGACGGTAGCCGCCACACCGTCACAGTCGTCGGCGAGGCCATGGATTCCGGCGACAAGGCGACGAACAAAGCCATGAGCGCGGCGTACAAGTACGCCTGCATGCAGACGTTCTGCATTCCGACTGAGGGCAATCCGGACGCAGATGCGGAAACACACGAGCCGGCTCCGAAGGAAATCCCGGATGATTGCTGGATCTTTCTGCAAGATGCGGCAGCCGAAGGCGAACCGGCGCTGCGCGCGGCGTGGAAAGAATTGCAGGCCGACACTCGAGATACGATCACGCGCGCCCATAGCGAGCGTTGGGAGCGCATCAAGGCGTCCGCGAAGGCGGCGAAATGAAATTCACGGTGCTGGAACACGAGCAACGTTCGCTCGCCTGGTTCGCGGCCCGCGCTGGAAGGCTCACGGGTTCGCGCGCGGCCGACATGCTCGCCAAAATCAAGACGGGCGAAGCTGCGGCCCGGCGCGACTATCGCCTGCAACTCGCGACCGAGCGCCTGACCGGGCTGCCGCAGGAAAACGGTTTCGTCAACGCGGAAATGCAGCGCGGGATCGACTGCGAACCACTCGCCTTCGCCGCCTACGAAGCGGCGACCGGCGAAGTCGTGAGGCGCACGGGGTTTTTGTGCGCCGACGATTTGATGGTCGGCTGTTCGCTCGACGGCGATATCAACGATTTTGCCGGCATCGTCGAGTTTAAGATTCCGAAATCGACGACGCACATCGGTTATTGGAAAGCTGGGGGAGTCCCTTTGGCGTATCTGCCGCAGCTCACGCACAATCTATGGGTGAGCGGCGCGCAGTGGGTCGATTTCGTCTCTTGGGATGACCGCGTGCCGAGGGGCCTTCAGCTTTATCGATACCGCTTGGAGCGCGACGAATCTCAGATCAACGTTTACGCGGAGGCCGCGCGGCAGTTTTTGGAGGAAGTCGCCGCAGAGGTCAAGATGCTGGAAAGTCTCGGCCGATGAAGGGATGCTACGTTTTGCCTCGCGAGCTGTCTCGATCCCGCGTCATCGAGCGGATCGGCCTGATATTGGCATCCCTGCCGATTGAGACCGCATGGCGCGTCGAGGTTCACGAACACAAGGCCAAGCGCTCGAACGCCCAAAATGCCTATTTGTGGGGCGTCGTGTACGCGACCATTCTGCAAGCCGGGCAATTGAAAGGATGGGAACCGGAGGATTTGCACGACTACCTGCTTGGCGAGCATTTCGGCTGGGAGACGATTACCGGGCTTGGGAAAACGCGCCTGCGGCCTATTCGGCGCAGCTCGCGATTGAGCAAGCAGGAATTCTCGGATTACATCGAGTTCATCCAGCGGCGCATGGCGACGCATGGCATTTTCATCCCAGACGCGAACGGTGAGGTCGCGGCATGAATCTCACGACACTTGCCCGCGATCAGTCCTGCACCATCCGGCTTCCCGGCTGCACGGGCGGCGGCGAGGATACCGTACTTGCCCATTATCGTTCGATCCGGTTCGGCGCTGGCGTCGGTCGAAAACCGCCCGACTGGATCGGTGCCTACAGTTGCGCGCATTGTCACGATGTCGTTGATGCGCGCGTGTTCGCGCACGACTATAGTCGGGATCGCGTGAGACTGGCGCACGCGGAGGGCGTCATCGAATCGATTGGCCGTCTTATAGCGGCGGGACGATTGGTATTCAAATGAACTGGCGGAACGTGTTGATAGATGCTTTGGTGGGACTGCCTTTCAACCTCCTGACCTTCTATGTCGGCAGGCTTTGGGAGCGACATTCTGGGACCGGCAGAACATGAATAGCCTTCAGGCCGCTGGCTACTTAGGGAGAGGTAACCCCCTGGGCGCAAGCCCGCAAATGTCCTTGGATGCGGTCCCAGCACCCGTATCCCTTGGACCAGGCAGGAATGCGCAGCCGACACATGGCAAGCGAGCCCTGGGAAGTTGTGTGACAGCTCGGAGAGACGGCAATGGATAGAACAGCGAGACTTATCGATGGGATGAGGTTATGCGTCATGACTAAAAGCCCGCAGGGTGAATGCCCCACAGGGGACTATGAGAGCGCCGGTACTGAGGCCGAAAGGCAGTCCGGCAAAAGCCCTGCACCTATTCCGTGTGAGCACAAACATACGCTGCCGCCGAGCCGATGGTCCCCCAAGACTTTCTGCATCGACTGCGGGAAGGATTTGCCATGAAGCCGGA